TAAGACCCCCCACCCCGGGGGCCGTGTCGGTCCAGCTCGTTGCTTCGGCTTCGTAGCTGACTTCATCTTCGAACGTGCTTTGGCTCGTTGTGACTCCGGTCGCGGCGTTCTCTTAACTCGTTTTGATGGTGGGCTTTTCTTCTTTTCTACGCGAACTTCATTGTTTTCAATGATATTGCCTCTCCGTGACGTCTTATGACGTATGAACATTTGTTCTCGCAGGGAGGTCGGTAAATTCTCAATAGTTTTTCTAAAAATACCCGACGTAATTCCGATCCGTGCCTGTATAAGTCGCATTTGACTGTCGTCCAGGATTTCCATGTTTCTCTCCTCAATCTTGAGGGTCATTAGCTGTACTGCTTTTGACGGATCCATGGGCTTGGCCGACTTCCATTTGTCTGCATATTCATTCACCTTTCGTTTAATACGTTTTGAAACCCTTGCCAACTTGTAGGCCTGGGGCTCTGGTACGAAATTCCCTTTCGCTAGGCGAAAGGAACTAGTCACGGCTTCGACTATGTTCTTTTCCAGATCGATACGGGTCCGTCCAGTGTCTTCAGGGTCACTGGGAGGACAGAACTTTTCAACATACTCAATACCTCCTAAAACGCGTTGCTTTACGTTTTTTGGTAGGCCTTCCACGACGTGGATATTGCGGAATTCTTTCATGTGTTCGCTCGCTGATGCAGACACTAGAATTGACGCTGTGGCTTTCCGCCATAGTGGTTGAGCTTTCTGGCTTCCTGGAAACCCCCACCCCCCCAGTTCTCTCGGCCACGCCATCGGTATACCGGATTGTTGATACATCCGATACGACTTTGGATGCAATAGGGGAAGGAGTTTGAGCATTCGTGTCTTTCTCCAACTCTCAATTGCATTCTTGTGTTGTTCGCGATAAACATCTGGTAGTACGACCCAGTCCGGTGCGTTCTCGGGCTGTGATGAACTACCTGACCGTTTTGACAAAGCTAACGCTGACATCTTGACCCTCGGGACCAGTTCCACAGTTCGGTATTGTGTGTATTCTAGATCGAACGTCTTTGACCGTTGTCCACTTGCCTTCGCCAATGCGAGTGCCATGAACGCGGCCATAGTGCCCCCCAGTCTCGGGCTCTTGGCGATTTCCTCTGAAGTCTTTGCTTGCTTTAGCTTCACGATTTTGCCCGTCAAAAAGAGTCTCTCGACGAAGAGCACTCTAAGGCTGTCACTCCGATAGCTCTTAGATTCGTTTACCACTAGTCCCACTGCACGCAGTTTGGAGAAGTAGATCTCCGTCCTCTGCTTTTCCCAAATCGCACCCAAGTCGTCCCCGCATACCGTGAAGTGTGGCCGCCTCCTTACCTCAGGTGGTATCGTCAGATCATCTGTTGTAGTGTATGATGCGCAGTACACGTTTAGTACTGTCAATATCGGCCATGTCAAAGAGAGTCCCATTAGGATTCCTCTTTTCGTCTGATGCCCCACTC